GCACTGGCAGCTCATATACCTGCGTTCGACCTTTTGCGGCAAGTGTTTGACCCTTGCCTGTTTTGGATTTTGACTTCTTAACTGGAGCCATTTAACTTCTTTAATTAATAATTCTATAACCCGCCAGTGGCTCGAACACAACTACCACTGTTGACGATGATTTTAAGCTAAGCTACCCCTCATCGTTTTCCCACCACCACCCACCGATTTAACGGTATTATGTGTAGACGTCCATGTCAAACAGCACTCGTGCTACAGTGCTATCTAACATGAAAGGCAAAGAGGTGACTCTGCCAAGGTCAGCCTCAAATGCCAGTTCGTCTAACTCAGTTAAGCCGTACCGGTCTAGCATGTATTGCCAGGTTTCGGCTGTCGGATGGTCAGGCATCTCGACATCCGTTTTCACGGTACGTTTTTCGCAGGATGTGAATCCGCGAAATGACTCAGGCACTAATTGCAATGCTTGTTGGAGATATTTCCTCAGAAATGGAACGAACTTGTAATTGGCAAAGCTATTTAATGTGCCGGCATAATTTGTGAATGCCACTTTGCTGGTACAAGGGTTCTTACCACTCCAACCGAGTGATGCTATTAGTCGCCCAGGTTTGGGCGACCAGACTATGCGACCATCAACGGGAATGAAAAGTCCTGACAAGAATGTAATTTTAGACATATCGAGTGTTTTAAGGAAAGTAATTTCATAACCATGTAATAGTATTTGATCGGCGACCTCTGCGTCACTAGCGCCTGCGCGAAGCAACTCATCGATCTTGTGTGCTATGGAGTGAGTGGCGACACAGTTCCCCCCGGTTGTGTCTGGGTCGCCTGATCTAACCCGATATTGAAACTCGGCTTTGACGCCGAATCGGGATGATCCGAATGTTGCCTCCTGGCTTGCTTCGATCAATTTGGCACAGCCTGGTGCTGGCTCTCCAGTGGACTTATGAACCTGTTCATAGGCGCGCCACTTTTGTGTATGGAACAATTCATGCATGTGTGCATCATGACGTTTACCGTCAACTTCAACGAAGTACAGAAAGTTGTTTATTGTAGTGACAATAAGGACATCGTCACCACAGATTGCTGTACCTCTACCATCAGCAATACTCGTCGCCATCCACTCGCCTAATTCAACAGCATTGGTTGAAGTGGCGTAGAATACGTTCAAGAATTGCTC